GCGACGGCTGCGGGCGCTGCTGCCTGATGAAGCTCGAGGACGAGGATACCGGCGAGCTCTACCGCTCGGACGTGCGCTGCCGGCTGCTCGACGGCAAGAGCTGCCGCTGCACCGACTATCCGAACCGGCACGAGGTGGTGCCCGACTGCATCAAGCTGACGCCCGAGAACGTGCGGACGATCTCGTGGATCCCCAAGAGCTGCGCCTACCGCCGGTTGGCCGAAGGCCGCGGCCTCGCCTGGTGGCATCCGCTGGTGTCGGGCGACCCGCAGACGGTGGTGGACGCCGGCATCTCGGTGCGCGGCCGCACGGTGTCGGAACTGCAGGTGAAGCCCGGGACGTGGGAGGATCACGTCGCCGACTGGCCGGAATGGGAACCGCCGGAGAAGATTTAGCAGAGCGTCGCGGCTGCGGTTCCAGCCCCTTCTCCCCTTGAGGGAGAAGGTGCCCGAAGGGCGGATGAGGGGTTCTCTCGGAGACCGCGGATGTGGAGACAACCCCTCATCCGGCGCTTCGCGCCACCTTCCCCCTCAAGGGGGGAAGGGGACCGGCGACTCAGTCCGCTGCGGTGGTTTCGTCGCCGCCGTCGACTTCGCCGCCGGTGCCGTCTTCGTCGTAGGGCTGCAGCAGGTAGAAGCGGGGGGAGACGTTCGGGTCGGTGTCGTAGAGGCCGTCCTCGTCTTCGAGGAGGCGCATGACGACGTTGCGCTCGCCATCCATCAGCAGGATCGAGCCGTCGCTTTCATCGACGTTCCACGAGAGCAGCTTGTCGGCCGGCGGGTAGGGCGCCGGGCAGGGTTCCGGCAACACGATCTGCCAGCCGCCGATCGACTGCTGGTCGGTGAAGGTGATCGGGCACCTGGGCAGCGATTCGTCCTCCTGCTCGAGGATGAAATCGCCCACGAAGGACTGCAGATCCTCGGGCACCGTCGATTGCTCTTCGGACGACGTGTCCGGCGCCGAGGACGATGAGTCGGCCGCGCCGGCCGGCCAGGCCATGAGGGCCAGGAATGCGGCGGCCATCATGGCGCCGCGCGAAACCAATCGGATCATCGAGTCTGCCCTCCTGCGCCCCCGGTTGACGAGTCTAAGTGACACGTGGGCTGCGCCGCAAGGCTGACGGATTGCACGGCATTCGGGCGATTTTCGGGAAACTTATCCACGGTGTGACGGTGGGGGGCTATAGTTTGGCTACGGTCGCAGAAATGGGACCTGAGGCACCCCCAGACATCATATGGCGACGTGGACGGCATCGCGGTTCTCCATGAGGACGACGAGCGGGCGTGTCCGCGTGTTGCGCCGATAAGGCAAGATCATGACGGATGACAGATCGCCCGAAATCCTCGCCGCGATGCGCGCGGACTATGAGGGGCGGGTGATCAAGATTGCCGAGATGTGCCGGCGTTATGAGGTGACGCGCCGCCGGCTCTACGTGATTGCCTCCGCCGAGGGCTGGAGGCTGCGCTCGCCCAAGCGCGTCGACAAGAATGACCTGACCCAGAGGCTGCTTCGACTCCTGGAGCAGCAGGTCCAAATGTTCGAGGAGACGATGACCAAGACACCGATCGACCAAACTGCCGTTCTGAGCAAGCTGTCGGCCACACTCGACCGGCTGATCGCCACCGACCGTGAAACCAGTCCGGCGCCGCGCCGGACGCGCGACAGCAAGATGGTCCGCGACATTCGCAACAAGGTCGCCGAGCGGCTGAGCCGGCTCAAAGGTGAATGAACGGGCGCGTGTCGACCGGCTGACGCCCGCCGAGCTCAGCGAGCTGATGTATCTCTGGCCGTTCTGGGCCCGGGACGAGCAGTTGCCGCCGCCCGGCGACTGGGTGACGTGGCTGCTGCTGGGCGGCCGCGGTTCGGGCAAGACCCGCGCCGGCGCCGAATGGGTGAGAGGACGCGCCGCCGCCGGCGTCGGACCGATCGCGCTGGTGGGCGAAACGATCACCGAGGCGATCGCTGTGATGGTGATGGGGCCGAGCGGGTTGATGGCCGTGACGCCGCCGGATGAGCGGCCAAAACTCAGTGGAGCGACGCTCCACTGGCCGAACGGTGTCGAGGGCACGATTTTGGGCGCCGCCGATCCGGAGCGTTTTCGCGGGCCGCAGTTCGCGGCAGCCTGGTGCGACGAGGTCGGCAAGTGGCCCAACGCCGAGGCGGCATGGGACATGCTGCAGTTCGGCCTGAGGCTCGGCGACCGGCCGCGGCAGGTGGCGACGACGACGCCGCGGCCGACGAAACTGCTGAAACGGCTGCTGGCCGATCCCGCGACGGCGGTGACGCGGATGACGACCGCCGAGAACGCGCACCACCTGGCGGGGACGTTCCTGAGCGCCGTGGTGGCGCGCTATCGCGGCACCGTGCTCGGGCGGCAGGAGCTCGAGGGCGAGCTGATCGAGGATTTGCCCGGCGCGCTGTGGACGCGCGACATGTTCCGGCCGCGGACCGACGAGGCGATGGGCCGCATCGTGGTCGCGATCGACCCGCCGGCGACGAGTACGGCCGAGGCTGACGCCTGCGGCATCGTGGTGGCGGGACGGACCGAGACCGGCGTCGCGGTGCTGGCCGACCTGACGCTGAAGCCGGCGGCGCCGCTGCAATGGGCGCGTCGGGCCGTGACGGCGTTCGCGGAGTTCAGGGCCGACTGCATCGTCGCCGAAGTGAACCAGGGCGGCGAGATGGTGAAGGCGGTGATCGCGCAGGTCGACGCCAATGTGCCGGTCCGGACCGTGCACGCGACGCGCGGCAAGTGGCTGCGCGCCGAACCGGTCGCGGCTTTGTATGCGCAGGCGAGGGTGACGCACGCGCCGGGACTGACCGCGCTGGAGGACGAGATGTGCGCCTTCGGTGTGGACGGCCGCAGCGGCGGCCACTCGCCGGATCGGGTGGACGCGCTGGTGTGGGCCGTGACCGAGCTGATGCTGCGGGATGCGCCGCGGGTGCGGGGGCTGTGATGAGAAGCAGGCTGGATCAGACCGTTGTCATGCTGACCCACCGCACTCGCTGCGCGACGGCGGAGGCCGCGATGTCGCTGACGTTGCGCTCGCTGGGATCGCGTCATTGGGAGGACGAGCCTCGCGTTCCGGCCGGAAGCCGTGAAGGTGGTCAGTGGACGACTGGGGCACGAGTGACAGCCATCCTCCTCGATCAGCGCAACGGCGTTGATGGGACAAAGCTAATTAGACATTGCACGTACATAGACCCGGATGGAAACATGACCACCAGAATCTTGGAGGCGAACGACCTTTGCCCGCCTACGATCCAGGTACGAAAGCGATACTTGTGACGGCAAATACAGAGATATCCGAGACCGCACTGGCCGCGTTGCGTGATGAGCTGAAGGACATAGATCCGGGCCCGGGCGAGATCGCTGCATTAGTCTACGTGTCTCAATTCGTGGATCGCGGGGGAAAGACGCCGACTGGCTTTCATCCGGGCTACGAAGTCGTTGCGTGGCGTGCCGATCAGATGCACGGCTGGGAAACTGCTCGACTTTCTGATGGCACGGAACTGCGGTTCTTTCCGATGTTCAAGACCACCGTGAACTCACGTTATTCGATCGACGTCGCTTCGGTTACATTCTCTCTGTTTTCGATTGATCCGGCAGGATCGGGGCGAGCGAACCAATAGGCCTCCTTTCGCCGAGAGAATTCCAACTGATGGCCTGAAGGCCGGAGAGCATCCTCATGCCCAATATTTTGACCCGCCTGTTCGGCGGCCGATCTCCTATTGCCGAGGCGAAATCGGCGCAGATGCTGGTGTCGTGGGCCGATCTCGGCCTGCCGGACTGGACGCGGCGGAATTTTCCGGCGCTGGCGCAGGAGGGATTCGCGAAAAATCCGGTGGTGCATCGCTGCGTGCGGCTGATCGCCGAATCCGCCAATCGCGTGCCGATGGTGGCGGTGGAGGGCGGCCGGCGGCTGAGCGACCATCCGCTGCTGACGCTGCTCAGGCGGCCGAACCCGCATCAATCGGGAAGCGAGCTGCTCGAGGCGGTGTATGCGTACCTGCAGACGGCCGGGAACGCGTACCTTACCGCGGCGGTGAGCGACGGCGAGATCAAGGGGCTGTTCGGGCTCAGGCCCGACCGCATGCGCGCCGAGATCGGTCGCGACGGCTATGCCGAGGCGTACGGCTACACGTCGGGCGGCAGGACCACGCTGCTCAGGCAGGACACGCAGCCGGTGGCGAGCGTGCTGCATATCGGGCTGTTCCATCCGCTCGACGACCACTATGGCCTGGCGCCGCTGGAGGCGGCGCAGCAGAGCCTCGACCTCCACAACGCGGCGGCCAGATGGAACAAGGCGCTGCTCGACAATTCGGCGCGGCCGAGCGGCGCGCTGGTCTATTCGGCCGGCGCCGGCACGCTGACGCGCGACCAGTTCGACCGGCTGAAGGCCGAGCTCGAAACGGCGTTCCAGGGCGCCGCCAATGCCGGCCGGCCGATGGTGCTGGAGGGCGGGCTCGACTGGAAGTCGATCGGCATCAGCCCCAAGGACATGGACTTCATCGAGGCCAAGCACGCCGCCGCGCGCGAGATCGCGCTGGCCTTCGGCGTGCCCCCGATGCTGCTCGGCATTCCGGGCGACAACACGTACTCGAACCTGGCGGAAGCCAACCGGGCGCTGTGGCGGCAGACCATCGTTCCATTGGTCCGCCGCGTCACCGACGAGCTGAGCTTCTGGCTGGCCCCGGCGTTTGCGGGCGCGACGCTGGAGCCGGACTTCGACGGGGTCGAGGCGCTGGCCGAGGACCAGGCGAGCCGCTGGGCGCGGATCGGTAACGCGGGGTTTCTCACTGATGCCGAGAAGCGCGAGATGCTGGGGGTGGGGAAGGAGGGCGGCTGACCTCCCGGGTGTCATCCCCGCGCAGGCGGGGACCCAACTCGCACCTTGCGCCAGCCGATGAATGGGTCCCCGCCCGGGCGGGGATGACACTGGTGAGTGCGGCGCAGTCGGCATCCTCCCGCGCCGGGTGTTGTGGCCACCCCCTCCGCCGCCTGATGGCGGCACCTCCCCCACGCCTGCGGCGCAGGGGAGGACCCGACTGCGGCCGTTTTGGACATATCGATATGGATGATCTGACACGCACGATTGCCGAGCGTGGCGACCTGGCGCATCTGGCGCTGTTTCTGTGGGCGTCGGGGGCGAGCGGGCTGCTCGTGTGGACGCTGCGCGAGCTGAGCGCGGCCAACCGGCGTTTCGAGGATTTCGTCAAGGAAATCGCGGCGCTGAACCAGTTGTTCAAACGCAAGGACTGACCAATGCCAACCAAGACCGAGGCGGTCGAGGTGTTCCGGCAGTTTGCCTGGAACCTCGCCGGGAGCCTTGTCGTGCCGAAACCCAGGAGGACCCGTCCCGTGCGGCCGGCGGGGAAGCGCTGATGGCGGCGATCCCGATCGATGCCGAGGGACGCTTTGCGGGCTATGCGAGCGTCTTCGGCGAACTCGACGACGGCGGCGACATCGTGATGCCGGGCGCCTTCCACAAGAGCCTTAATCTGCGCGGCCGGCACCGTATCAAAATGCTGTTCCAGCACGACCCGAAGGAACCCGTCGGCACCTGGGACAAGGTTGTCGAGGACGGCTATGGCCTATGGGTCGAAGGCCGGCTGGTGGGCGAGGTGCCGCGCGCCGATGCGCTGCGCCGGCTGATCGCCAAGGGCGCCGTGGACGGGCTGTCGATCGGCTTTCGCACCGTCAAGGCGACGCGCGATGGCAAATCCGGCCACCGGCGGCTGTGGGAAGTCGACCTTTGGGAAATCTCCATCGTCACGTTTCCGATGATGGATCTCGCCCGGATTGCTCCGGGCGCTTCGCCGCAGCGCAAGTCGCGGCTCGACCGGTCGCTCGAGGCGGCCATTTCCGTCTTCAAACACTGAGGATTTTCATGACTGAAGTGCAGAGCGGCCTTGAGAACAAGGCCGGCGCCGGCACGTCCGGCGATACCGAAGGGCTCGTGACGCAGCTGATGGGCGCGTTCGAGGAATTCAAGCGCACCAACGAGGGCCGGCTCGTCGAGCTCGAACGCCGCGGCGCGGCCGACGCCCTGACCGAAGAGAAGCTCGGACGGCTGAACCTTGCGCTCGACAACGCCAAGGCGGCGATCGACCGGGCGAACCTCGAACGGGCGCGACCGCGCCTCGAGGCCAGCGGGCCTGCGGGCGGCCGGCTCGACGCCGGCGATGAGTACAAGGACGCCTTCGCCGCCTATGTGAAGCGCGGCGAGGAGAAGGCGCTGTCGGTGGGCGTGCCCGGCGACGGCGGCTACCTGGTGCCGAGCGAGACCGACAGCGAGATCACCCGGCTGATGGCGGCGCTGTCGCCGATCCGCGCGATCGCCAGCGTCCGGCAGGTGTCGACGGCGGTCTACAAGAAGCCAGTGACCACCAGCGGGCCGGCGACCGGCTGGGTGGCCGAGACCGGTGCGCGCGACACTACCGACAGCCAGGTGATCGACGCGCTGAGTTTCCCGACGGCCGAGCTCTATGCCCAGCCGGCGGCGACGCAGCAGTTCCTCGACGACGCCGTGGTCGATGTCGGCCAGTGGATCGCCGACGAGGTCAACGCCGCCTTCGCCCAGCAGGAGGGCACCGCGTTCGTCAGCGGCAACGGCACCAACAAGCCCAAGGGGTTCCTGGCTGAAACCACGGTGGCGCAGGGCAGCTGGGTGTGGGGCAAGCTCGGTTACATCGCGACCGGTGTGTCGGGTGACCTGCCGGCGAGCGACAAGAGCGATGTTCTGATCGATCTCGTCTATTCGCTGAAGGCCGGCTATCGCCAGAACGCGACGTTCGTGATGAACCGCAAGACGCAGGCCGTGCTGCGCAAGCTCAAGGACGATAGCGGCAACTATATGTGGCAGCCGGCGGCGACCGCCGACGGCAAGGCGACGCTGATGGGCTTCCCGCTGGTCGAGGCCGAGGACATGCCCGACATCGCGGCCAACTCGCTGTCGATCGCCTTCGGCGACTTCAAGCGCGGCTACCTGGTGGTCGACCGCCAGGGCGTCAACGTGCTGCGCGACCCCTACAGCAGCAAGCCCTATGTGCTGTTCTACACGACCAAGCGGGTCGGCGGCGGCGTGCAGAATTTCGACGCGATCAAGTTGATGAAGTTCGCGGCGTCGTAAGGCGCTCGCGAGGCTCCGGCGCGCCTGCCCCTCCCTCGGGCGCGCCGGGCCGTGAATGGTGAATGGTGAATGGTGAATGGTGAATGGTGAGTGGGATCGTATTCCATTCACCACTTACCATTCACCATTCAC